CGAGGTATAAAGCTATGAAAATTGTTATTTCTACTCAAGTGTTTGAAAACTATGCCGCCCATGATTGGAATGGAGAGGGTGAGTGTCCACAATACTGGAAGCCAAAGTTTGGACATACCTATATCGTTTCTGATATAGATGTATCTAAAGCTACGGATAGCAGCTTCTGGGATAAGATCTATGATCTTGTTGAGGTTAGAGATAACTATTTTCAAGAGTTTATTATTGGCTCAGACCTAGTTGATGCTGTAGATTTTGATATATCGAACTACTGCGAACACTGGGAAAAGCCAATAGAAATTACTGCGGAGATGTATGCCGATGGATAAAATTAAATTAAAGTCTGGTGACGAGGTTGATGTATTCTCAAAGCACCGCAAGCTACATAACTTTAAAAAGGGCGTAGTAAAAAAAGTTAAGCGTGGTTATAACAAACGCTTTCGTAAAGAATCTAAAAAATTACTAAACGAGGATTAAGCTATGGAAGATTTATTTGAGTTTCTACTAGAAGTAGGCCTGTTAATTTCGGTAATTGGTTTAGCGTATATCGGAATATTATTTTATGTTGTTCTATCTGGAGGTGCATAATGTTTATAGTTAAACAAGGTTGGAAATTAGTACACAGTGAAACTGGTGAAACTGTTGTAGAAAAAGAGTTAGTGCGTGGTAGAGATAATGAAGCTTGGGTTGTTGAAGGTGGTACGCCACCACATAAACCTTCTAGCACTGGTAGAGTCTGGGTAAGATTATTAGATAATGCCAAGTGGAATAGAGAGTTTTTCCCGACCGTATTTAATATGAAATGGGTTGAACCAGAGTAATATAGTAAATTTATAAAGCCTATTACGTTAGTAGTAGGCTTCAATAAATTAACTAATTTCCCCCTAGCAGTCCTTTGCCCCTCTTCGGAGGGGTTTTTTTTGGAGGTTTGACAATGATTGATTTGAACATGATAGTAGTAACTATATTAAGCGGTTTTGTTATCGCTTTTATTCTTAAAGAGGCATAAAGCTATGAGTTTATTACAAAGACTATATGATCTGCTTACAGTGGCAGAGGAGTTGGTGCAAGATGAAATGGAAATTCGTTATGATCGTAATGAATATCTAAATAACTTACCAGAGTTGCGTAGAACTATTAGTAAGCTGCAAATGATAATTGACGGCTCTCAAGAGCCAGAGGAATAAAGCTATGGAAATATATACGGTCTGGGTTGGTGGCGTTCCTGCTAATTGTTATCCGGTTAGTCTGAGAGAAGCCCAACAGATAGCTGATAGCTATTTTGAAGAAGGTTATCAGGATGTTCACATTTGTATGTCGGAGAATGTTTATGACTAAGAGTTTTAATGAGGTTTTAGATATATTAAATAAAGCTTTCCCAGAGCTTCTGGCCGTTGATTCAGCAGAGTTTGCTGAAAGATATAAACCAGAAAACGGAATGTGGTTTAAAGGTTCTGAAGGTGGGCTTGCCCCTGATGGTTTACCATTGTTTGATTATTATATGGAATTTGGGATTCATCGGGATACTGATGGTGTTCACCCAAAGTTAAATAATCTTTTGCGTAAACACGGATTTTATCCAGAGCCATACGATGCAGGAACTTTAATGGCGGGTATATTATAGAATTATGTCACCCCTCTTAGCCCACTTCGGTGGGCATTTTTTTGGAGAGTGCTATGAAAAAACTTACTGAAGTAAAAGATGTAGAAAATTTTGAAGAATTATATAAATGGATTTGCAGTCAGAAGATAGACTCTAAAGATCGTAGGATTCTTTATGAGATGACAGATAAGGTTTGTGAATTAAATTTTAAACACTTACAAACTAAAGGTTATTTAAATACTTTAAACTAACGAGGTGACTCATGTATAAAACTCATGCAATAGCTTGTCAGCAATATGCACAAAGATCAGCAGAAAATATGGCTGATGTTGTGTTGATGGTAGTATTAAGTATTCAGCAAAACTGGTTAGGTGTAGGCGATCAGCTTGCTGATGTTAGAAAAAATAAAAGCGAAAGTAGATTTCTATGGGGCAACAAGGCTAACACTTATAGATATTTGCAGACCCACAAACATAAAATGTATGGTCAGGTGATGGCTGTTATAAATTCTAAACAGACCGATCAGAAGAAAGCTCATTCTCTGATGAAAATATTTCTTAGAGTTGACGGCCTTGGAGTGCCAAAGGCAGGGTTCGCTTGTCAATTAACAGCAGGGTTTGTTGGTTGTATGGACGTTCATAATATTAAAATGTATGGGCTTGATCCTAAAGCTTTTTCGTTGGCTAAAAACCCTAAGACTAACAAGGGCTTACTGGCGAATACTCAAAAGATTCTAGCTTATATATCTTTATGTGAGGAGTACGGTACTGAAAATTTATGGAATAGTTGGTGCAGTTTTTTAGCTACGAAGTCACCTAAGTGGCAAGATGGTAATCATGTTAGTGAAGTTCACTATACATATTTAACAGGTGAATATAGTAATGGCGAAATGTAAATGCGGTAAACGAGCAGATATAAAAACTAAGGATCAATATCTATGTGCAGATTGTTGGATTAGATATGTGTTTCCATTCTTTAAAAATGAAATGAGGATTAAAAAATGATTAAGAATTTAGCTGAAGTTATAGAGTCATGGATACGAGAAATAATTCTAGAGTGCAGTCAGGATGTGCATATCCAAGCAAAACTAACAGATATGGCAGTTTTACATGAGCGTGATGCAAATAGAATTGCAAGTTTAGAGCGTGAGATTTTATTGCTGAAAGGTAATCCTGTAGAATTAGAATCTAATGATGACCTGACAGTAGTCGAAAGATTAGATGCTATAGAAAGCAAAATAGATGATTTAGATTCTTGTATAGAAGATGCAAACTCAACAGCAGAAAATGCTTATTCTGAGTGTAGTGATCTTGAATATAGAATAGACGAGTTGGAGCAATTGAACCACGATCAAATAGATCCTGACGATATAGAGCGAACAGTTCTTAGTGCTATACAAGACGATCTAGATGAAAGGGTTGTTAGTGCAGTAAGATCTGAACTAGATGCTGTAGATTTTAAAGTAACTATTGAGCGTTGATATAACTTGCAGCACATAGGGCGTAATAGTTCTATGTGCTGTTTAACTGGAGAATAACTATGAACGATAAAGAATTTTTTGATTGGCTAAAGACTTGTCCTACTGAAGACTGGTCTGTTATAGATGCTACCACTTCAGAAGTTAAAATTAAATTTCCCGTTAAGATGTTTAAAGAAATGGATAAAAGTTTACTGCGTGTTCATAATAGCACTAGCTCAGAGTTATGGATTACAGATTCTGAAATTCGAGAGGCCACCGAAAAAGCCGTAGATATTTTCGATGAGTTTTTTCTCAACACCAGTCATGGCGAAGAGACTTGGACAGAGATACAGATAGGCGATAAATTCTTTGATCTTAACTGTTGGGATGAAGGTATGGGCGATGGCTATGAGGATCGAAAAGGTGCGGTACATTGCACTGTATATCCTACAAAAGAACTAGAGAATGGCTATCGTTACAACGAAGGTGATATATATTTACGCTTGTTCACTGTTGATGAAAGCATGGGAGAAGACTGATGAATCAAGAGATTTATGATTTAATAAAGCATATAGAATGGGCTGTTGAAAACCCTGAAGAAATAGATTTATTAGTAGATCAGCCTATTGAAAGTTATATATCTGAACAAGCTAGAAAACTAAGCTATCTTTGTGAGCGTCTTATAGAATCTTCTTGGATGTTAGAAACTGCCAGTGGTGCTAAATTTTATTATTCTAGTTTAAACGAGGCTCACAAGGAAGGCCAGAGACTTAGCCCAGATACTTATATTATAACTGATCAAAGGAACAAAACGAATGCCATCAAAACGAAACACTAAAAGACTTAAATTTGTAGGTACTCACCCAAAGCTACAAACAGGAATGTATTATACAGTTTATGAGTTTGCTGAAGCAGCGGGTGTAGAATATAAAAGACTACACAATAAGATGTCGAGGCATCCAGTGATGACAGATGAATTATTAAAACCTTATGTGCCATCTCCACCGCTTCCAAGGTTAGAGCATAAAGAAGAAGTTATGATGGATAAGTGGCTAAGAAAACAACTAGTACCAACGAGGTGATTAAAATGGTAGATAAATTAGTAATGCAGAAAGATGTAGAATCTAAATTAAATAGATATAAAGTTATGATGTCTGAGGTTCATGGATATTATATTGATGTTCCTGCAAGCAGTCCTGAAGAAGCTTTGAAGTTCGCTAAAGCAGGGAGCTATTACGAAGAGTATGGTAGGAAGGTTGTAGATAGAGAACCTGTAGAGGTTGTTGAAGATGAAAAAATACATACACGTTAATCAGCACAAGATAAGATCTAATTTAAAAAATAAAACAAACGATCCTGTTATCACAGTTAAGCAGGGTAAAACAAATACTTATTGCAAGAGCGTAAAGATATTAGGTCATGCAGAAGTAATGCAGTCACTAGACGATAAACCTATTTTATCTTGCGGTGCAAGAGTTGTAATAGTTACAGAAGCAGAGGTGCAGATAGATGGATAAAGAAACTGAACGCGATGATCTTATATTTAAAGCGATAGATCAGTTTAAACTGGACATAGAAGATGGCGAGTATCATCCTATTTATGAGCTATTAAAAGCAGTAGATCCTAAAATTTTAAAAGGTTATTTATCGGTGAATGTCTATGAGTAAATATGCTATTGAAAATCCCACTATGCAGAAGGTTTTAGATAAAGGTTATGAGCCTGTCAGAGTTTGGCTTGGTGGTTGGTACAACGGATGGCGCGTTAAACAAGGATACAAGTGGCAATATATTTATATTATTTCAACAGGTTCTTTAAAGAAGTTTAAAGTAACTGAAAAGAAGAAAGTAAAACCACTTGAAAGTAATACTAAAGAGAGTGAAGAAAGACCTTAAAAGGTATTTTAAAGGTACTTAAAAAACTGTCAAGTGATATTTAACTTGACGCAACTAACTTAATTTTATATAATTTTAACTCAATAACTGGAGAATCCAAATGAGTAATGTACTAGCGATGTATTCAAACAACAATGCTTTAGAGTCTATTCGTGATAGAGGTTATGGTCAGGCTGATTTTGATATAGCTACTGCACCCTTAGTTTATTTTGCTGACGATGACGGTACTGAGTTTCCTAGTTCTAAGTCCGTTATCTATCGAACAGATACTGGATCAGAGCTTGGAGTGCATGGTCATGGCTATAAAGCTGTAGCACCAAAGCACATGATAGATGTAACACGTAATATTTTAGAGCGATCAGGATTACATTTAGGAAATATGCAGGAGATAATCCGCACTTCCCATGATGGAGCAAGAACCTTTGTTCAATATAAACTACCAGAGCATACTTATCGTACACCAGATGGTGATTGTGCAGCGTTAAGTCTATTATCTATATCATCCTTTGATGGGACATGGCCGTTTATGATTAGTGCCGCAGCTATACAACAAGCTTGTACAAATCTACAAGTTTTTGTAGGTGGTGAAGTAGCAGTATATAAAGCTAAACATACTAGGTCATTGAACATTGAGCATGGTGGTCGAGCAATTACAAGATCCTTAGAGGTCTTTGAAAATGAAAGAGAGTTATGGTCGAAGTGGGCTAACAGACACATGACCGATTCACAAGCTTTTGTTTTCTTTGCTCATGCACTAAAGGCTAACACAGCTATGACACTCATTGCAGAAGGCGGCACACCTGATACAGCTTTAGCGGATATGCCTCGCAGAAACAAGAGCCTAGAATATATCTGGAATAAATATATTAAAGTATATAAGACCAGACTAGGTGCTAATATGTGGTCGGTTTATAATGCTATGACAGATTGGTCTACCCATGCAGAAACTTCTAGGAAATCTTCTATGCACAACATAGCAGCTATCCAGAATCAAAGACAGCAGACAGTACGATCTGCATTTTCTAAAACTCAACTACAAATGGTGGCCTAATATGTTTACAAAACAACTAGGGAAACACAACCTTTCCGTAGAGATCCGCAACGGAGTAGGTATTGACTTAGAGTTTCCAGATGCAAGACCTATCTGGGTACAAAATAATCTAACAAACACAGGAGAGTATATGTGTTTTGAAGGGATAATTATATTGCTTCCCTTTCTAGTTGTTAGTCTAGGAAAAGTCTTTGAGGCAGACGAGTAATGGCTACTGGGCAAACACATGGCGGTAAAGGATCTACCGCCAGACCAGTTAACAAGGATAAATTTAATTCAAACTTTGATAAAATCTTTAATAAAGAATTTAAAAAGTTAGTAAAAGAACAGGAGAAAAGGAGTGAAAAAGAAACTAAAAAGAATGTTTAATTTTAAAAGAACAGGCGTAAGATTACCTAAGATTACCAGAGCCTTTTTATTTTTAGGTTCTATTGTAGTCTTACATTATGTATATGTTAGTTTATCAGGAGTATAAACAATGTCTAATATGTTTGAAGAAAGCTTATCAGGCAACGCTAGTCCAAAAGTTATGGCGGTAACTAAAGCGGCTATAGCAGTTTTAGAAGGACAGCAATTGTCAACAGTCTGTAATGGCTATGGTGTTACAGAAAAAGATGTGATTAAATTCATAGTCGAGAAAACAGAGTACGAAACTATATTCGATTTACAACGCCAGAAAGAATGGGAGGCCAAACAATCAGAAGAAGATTTCCGTATTTGGGCAGAAGCGCAGGACAACCCTGATATAACTATAACTAAAGTTAAAGGAGGTGCAATATATGAACGAAGAAAATAGAGGTATTGACCTGTCAATTCAGAATATTGTTTCTTGGCATTTAGCTAGAAATCTTATTCATGGGTCTGACGATAAGCAGCAAGTGTTAAAACTTATACAGGAAGTTGGAGAGCTTTCAGATAGCGTGTGTAAAAAACAAAATCCAATTGACGATATTGGCGACATCATTGTTGTGCTGATCAACATCGCAATCCGACACAACTTGTCTTTAAAGGATTGTATAGATCACGCCTATAAAGATATAAAAGATAGGCGAGGGAAGATGGTAGACGGTATCTTTATAAAAGAAGAAGATCCTGTTGATCCAGATAGTTACGGAAACAAATGACTTGACAACGATTGTCGAACAGTGTAAAGTGCAAATTCATTCACCCAACCAAAGGTAATTAGCATGGCTATAATCCAAGGCGAAGCTTACTGGGCTTCAGTAACATCACCCAACACTACTTACGATCCTGTATACACAGTAAATCTGGTAGTTGATGACAACACCGCAGAAGATTTTCGTTCACGAGGATTCTCTGTAAAACAAATGGACGAAGGACAGGCACTGGTTATTAAACGTAAAGTTAATGGCCCGAACGGTATGGTACGCCCTGCTCCCCGTCTGGTGGATAAGTTTAAAAATCCATTGGACAGCAGAGTAGGTAATGGTTCTAGTGTGCGTGTTCAGTACAAGGAGTGGGAGTCAGAGTGGAAAGGGAAAGTCTTTAAAGGACTAGATTTCCAAGCAATGCAGGTAATTGACTTAGTAGAAGTTGGTTCACCTGACGGATCAGAGTTCGATGTAGTTGACTCAAACATGGAGGACGAGTTGTAAGATGTCTGATTCTATCATAACAGTAGACGGTTGCTCTTATGATACAGAGAAGTTCACTGCCGAAGGTAAAGCTCTTGTTAGGGCTTTACTGGAGGCAGATTTAAAACTTCAAGAAGCTAGTATGACTGTATCACTAATGCAAGCAGCTACACTTACCCTAGTAAATGATCTTAAAACCCATCTAACGGAAGAGGCTAAAGTAGTAAGGAATGCTACAGAACATGAGGAATAAAAATGCCTTTCGTAAAATATCATCAGCCCTGCCACGACTGCGGGAGTTCTGATGCAGTATCTATAAACGAGGACGGATCAGCATGGTGCTTTAGCTGTTCCACATATTTTAAAGACTACAGTACACCGGAAGTACACCAACCAGATACAGTAACGGACTTTAAAACGTATCAGAGAAACAGCGCAATGTCCGACTATAACTCTTCTGCTCAGTTCCATGAGCTAACAGATCGCAAGATTAGTTTAGAAACAGCCAAGAAGTTTGGTGTTAAATCTACAGTTTCAAACAACAATGTTACATCCCATCACTATCCCTACTACAATCAGAACGAGTATGTAGGAACTAAAATACGCAAAGCTAATAAAGAGTTTACATGGACAGGCAATGCCAAAGAAAGCGGCCTGTTCGGTGAACAGCTATTCAAAGCGGGTGGTAAGTTTATCACCTTGGTTGAAGGCGAGTGCGATGCTATGGCAGCCTATGAACTTATGGGTAGCAAGTGGCCTGTTGTCTCCGTCAAGAACGGTGCAGGAGGTGGCGTTAAAGATGTCAAAAATAGTTTAGAGTTTTTAGAATCATTCGATTCTGTGGTCATCTGTTTCGACAATGATAAAGCTGGCAAAGATGCTGCTCGTATGATCGCTAAACTTTTGACCCCCGGCAAAGCTAAGTTGATGACCCTTCCTACGGACTTCAAAGATCCCAACGATATGTTGCGGCAAGGCCGACACGCTACTTATGTTAGCTGCTTCTGGGACTCTAAAGTCTATACACCATCGGGCGTTTTAAATTTATCTGATCAGCTTCACGCCTATCAGGAACTACGTTCACAAAAGAAAACATCTATCCCTTACCCTTGGTTTGGACTCAATAAGAAACTTGAGGGACTACGAGAGGGCGAGTTAGTAACTCTCACTGGAGGTACAGGACTAGGTAAATCTAGTGTCACCAGAGAGATTGAACACTGGTTGATACAACACACCAAAGATAATGTTGGCGTGGTTGCACTCGAAGAGAACTGGTCGAGGACTGCTGAAGGCATTATGTCTATTGAAGCAAATGCAAAGCTGCATCTGGAAAGCGTCAAGAATAAGTTCACACCAGAAGATATAGATAAATACTTTGAGAAAGTATTCATGGGCGACAACACAGGTAGAGTTTGGATACACGCTCATCATGGTGTAAATAATCTTGATGATATATTTAGCAAGCTTAGATATATGATCATCGGACTCGACTGCAAATGGATAGTTGTAGATCACTTGCATATGTTAGTTTTATCTACCCTTGAGAACGATGAACGCAAAGCTATTGATAGCATTATGCACAGGCTCAGAACCTTGGTAGAAGAAACGGGTTGCGGCATGATTCTTGTTTCTCACTTGCGTAGGATTGATGGTAATCGTGGCCATGAGAATGGAATTGAAACAGGGCTATCTCATCTTAGAGGATCACAAAGTATCGCTCAGTTATCTGACTGCGTGATAGCTTTAGAACGTAACCAACAGAGCGATGATGAAATAGAAGCATCCACCACCAGAGTACGGGTGCTTAAATCTAGATACACTGGTGATGTAGGAATAGCTACTCACCTGTTGTACGACAACGACACCGGAAGGCTTAAAGAAATAATGGACTATGCTGACGATGAGTTTGTAGGAGATGAACTATGAATTTATTATTCGATGTAGAAGCTGACGGGTTAGAACCCACCAAACTCTATTGCATTGTTATCATGGATGTGGATACGAAAGATGTATTCACATTCGATAACACCCAGTTAAACGAAGCCTATGAGATGCTTGGTAAAGCTACCAAACTTATTGGACATAACATTATAGGTTATGACATTCCTGCAATTGAAAAGATAGCAGGGATAAAGCTATCTAATATTAAGGCTGTTGATACTTTAGTTCTTTCTAGGTTGTTCAAGCCCACCAGAGAAGGTGGACACGGCCTAGAAAACTGGGGCTATCGTTTAGGTTTTAAGAAAGGTACTTACGGTAAGAATGAAGAGGCTTGGGATGCTTATTGCCCTGAAATGTTAGAGTATTGTAAGCGCGATGTGCTACTTAACTTTAAAGTATATAATGCACTGAGGCGTGAAAGTCGAGGCTTCTCCCCTACTTCCGTTAAAATAGAACACGCTGTAGCTAAGATTTTAGATCAGCAAAGAACTAACGGATTTGTGTTAGATCAACGGAAAGCAACGATGCTGATAGCCATGTTTCAAGAAAAGCTTTTTGCTGTGGAGGAAGAGGTTAGAGAAACATTTAAACCTAAAGAAACTATACGGATATTGAAACCACAGTACACCAAGTCGGGAGGACTATCTAAAAGAGCTATTGATCAAGAAGGCATGGGAACTATTTTGAGCGAAGATGAATACGCCAAGATGCTTGCTGATAATAAACCTATCAAGCGAGTCACCTGTGAAGAGTTTAACTTAGGATCGCGTAAGCAGATAGGTGAAAGACTTATAGCCGCAGGATGGAAACCTAAAAACTATACACCCACAGGACAGCCAATTGTTGATGAAGGTACGTTGACTAAAGTTAGAGGCATCCCTGAAGCTTCTTTGATCGCTAAGTATCTTATGCTGCAAAAGCGATTAGCTCAAGTCAACAGTTGGGTTAAAGAGTTAAACTTAGATACTGGGCGTGTTCATGGCTATGTAAATCCTAACGGTGCAGTGACATCTAGAATGACACACTCCCATCCCAACATGGCTCAAATCCCTAGCAGTAATTCACCCTATGGTAAAGAATGTCGTTCTTGTTGGACAGTTCCTTCTGGTTACAAACTGGTAGGAATTGACGCATCAGGTTTAGAACTTAGAATGCTTGCACATTATTTAGATGACGAGGCTTATACAAATGAGATACTTAACGGAGACATCCACACAGCAAATCAAAAACTTGCAGGACTTGAATCAAGAAATCAGGCAAAGACTTTCATCTATGCCCTCCTCTACGGAGCAGGAGATGCAAAGCTTGGGTCAGTGGCTGGAAGAGGTAGAACAGCAGGTAAAGAACTTAGAAGATCTTTCTTTGATAATCTCCCATCATTTAAAAATCTTACGAGTAAAGTACAACGAGAAGCAAAAACGGGATTCATCAAAGGTTTAGATGGGCGTAAGCTCATGGTTAGATCTGAACATGCTGCTTTAAATACTTTGCTTCAAGGAGCAGGAGCTATTGTAATGAAACAAGCGTTGATCACGCTTAACCAAATGATTCAAAAGTTACAGTTAGACGCTAAGTTTGTTGCAAATGTACACGATGAATGGCAGATAGAGTGTCACGAAAGAGATGCAGATCAGGTAGGTAAGCTTGGAGTAACAGCTATTATAGAAGCCGGTAAAACTTTAAACCTTAATTGTCCTTTAGATGGAGACTATCATGTTGGAAACAACTGGAGCGAAACACATTAATCTAAATGCTGTCGAACAGCGCATAGCTAAACACATGGCTAAATCTAGATACGAAACATCTAGAGCAGCGGGAATTAAAAACAATAGAAAAGGGCCACAGTCTGACTATGAGACTGATCTAGAAGGCTTTGGTTCTGAGTTGGCTGCTGCAAAACTATTAAACGTGTGGCCTGATTTAGACTTAGATGTTATCCCTGACCATGACTTGATGTTTAATGGTAAAACTATAGACGTTAAATCAACCAAGTATAAAACTGGAAGGTTGTGTGCGGGACTACATAAAGTAAATAAGTCTTGCGATTACTATATGTTAATGGTAGGCTCTTTTCCTAGCTATAGGTTTGCTGGTATAGCTGCCAAAGAAGATCTTTTAAATCAAAAAAACATTATGAATCTAGGGTGGGGCGAACTCTTTGCTCTAGATCAGGATAAGCTTAACAGCTTAGAAGTCTTAAAGGAGTAAGGTATGGCAATTAACCCAAGAACAGGTAAAGAATATTACTATAAAGATAACCCTGAAGCTGTTAAAGCTAGAGATAAAAAACGTATGTTTGTAGACAATAAAGAAGTTAGCAAAGAACATCCTCTGTATAAAGAAGGAAGATACAAAGGTTTTGAAGACGCTGCTTTTAAATCGCTACCTAATTATGTCGATAGCAGCCAAGGAGAAATTTATATAATAACTAACCCTGCTTGGGAAGGTTGGATAAAAGTGGGGATGGCTGTTGAAGCTAGAGATAGGGCTAAAAACTATCAGACATCCTCGCCTTTTAGAGACTATCAATTAGCTTATATCGTACATACAAACACCCGCAGAGAAACTGAAGCAGAAATACATAAGCGTCTTTCAGATTTATGTGAACAACGCAATGAATGGTTTGCTTGCTCAGTTAAAATGGGGAAAAGGATTATAGATTCTGTAATAGGAGCAGAAAAATGAGCAAGCTATCAACAGTAGTACCTGATATTTACAAACACTTAGAAAACCTAAGTGCAGGAAAGCCGCTTCCACTTACAGAAGAAGACATAGACAAGACAGTAGAAGACATTAGAACGGCCTTGAAATCTTGGGCTACTCCTCGCAAACAAAACGAAGACTTTACTGTCCGTATGTCTAACGCAGGTAAGCCTCACCGTCAGTTGTGGTATGAAAAAAGAGATCCACAAGGGCGTAGCGATATTGACGGGCCAACACAAATAAAGTTTCTTTACGGACATTTGTTAGAAGAGATTGTATTAATGTTAGTTCGTATGGCTAAACACGAAGTTACGGACGAACAGAAAGAAGTAGTAGTTGAGGGCGTTACGGGTCACATGGATTGTAAAATTAATGGAGAAGTTGTCGATGTTAAAACAGCGTCAAGGTTCGCATTCAATAAGTTCCGCGATGGGCGACTAGCACAAGACGATCCTTTTGGGTATCTTGGACAGCTTGCAGGATATGAAGAAGCTGAAGGAACTTCTGAAGGTGGTTTTTTAGTTTTGAATAAAGAAAGCGGTGAGCTTTGTATGTATGTTCCTGATGATTTAGATAAGCCCAATATTAAATTTAAGATTAATCAGTTAATCCCTTCTTTAGATCTTGACACTCCTCCTGACTATTGTTACGATCCAATAGAAGACGGTAAAAAAGGCAATATGAAACTAGCTAAAGGCTGTAGTTGGTGTAAATATAAATATGAATGCCACGCTGATTCAAACGATGGCGAAGGTTTACGGACATTTAAGTATGCTAACGGCCTAGCATATCTAACAAAGGTTGTTGTTGAACCTAAAGTAGAGGAACTACTATGAATAATAAAAAATCAAAAGCTATACGCAGACATTCAGAAAGCTTATTGGTTGAATGGCTTCAAAGTCTTTTGAGCGAAGAAGAAGGGGCTGCGATTACAGTTAAAAACTACAAGCAGTTTATGCCTGAGCAAACCCACGTTTTTGCAAACCAAAAAATATTACTTAACGCATATCATCCTAAGTGGATTGCTAAAAAAATAAAGCAACTACTTTTAATTTTCCCCGATATAAAAATTACCGACATTAGTTTGGAGCATATACAATGGAAAGCGCAGAGACAACAAGCTTAGATATTGAACATGCCATCATTGCAGTAGGCAGCTTCCTTTATAACTCTGACAACTGCATTCAAGACATAGATAAATATTTTCTAGAAGATTTAAAGCTCCTTATTCAAACGGAATTAGAAAGAAGAGAGGCTGAACTACATTGAAAAAGTTTAAGAAAGGATTTAGAAAGGCTAGAGTTAAACGCCCGACAGAAAAGAATGTTGTTGAGGGCTATGACTCTAACTGGGAATACGAATTACATACAGGAATTTTAGATGAATGGAGTTTCCATACAGATAAAATATCTTATACTGTTGAGCATAAGTATGAGCCTGACTTTATTAAAGAAGTTGACGGTAAAAAAATATTGCTAGAAGCAAAAGGCCGTTTTTGGGACTATGCTGAGTACAGTAAATATGTGTGGATTAGCAAGGTTCTTCCTAAAGATACTGAGTTAGTCTTTCTGTTTGCCAACTCGTCTGCTCCCATGCCTCAAGCAAAACGCAGGAAAGACGGAACAAAAAGATCACATGGAGAGTGGGCAACTGCCAACGGATTTCAGTGGTACAGTGAAGACACTATCCCTGACGGTTGGATTAATGTTACCAAGAGAGAAACTTTCGATGAATGACAAAAGTTTTGATCGCAAAAGTGAACGAAGGTCAAGGTTTGATCGTAAAAAAAAGTTCAAGAAAATATCTTCTGCGAAAAAGCTTAAAGAAACTAAACGAAATCAGAATATAACTTGTGAGTATTATTATGACTACGAAAAAACTGAATGATGTTTCCCCCGCTGAGTGGACAAGAACAGCTAAAAAAGCTTTAACAAAACCTTGGGATAAAGAAACAGATTACACCGCTTTAGATCCTTATATAACAATGCTTAACGAAGAAAAAGAAGATGTAGTAAATAACCCTACCCACTACAACACAGGTGAGATAGAATGTATTGATGCAATAAAGGAATCCATGTCCAGTGTTGCATTCAAAGGCTATCTCAAAGGCAACTGCATGAAGTACCTGTGGCGTTATGACTACAAGGGTAAGCAGGTTCAAGACTTACAAAAAGCTGGATGGTACTTAAACAAACTAACAGCTATAGTCACAGAGGAAAACAGTTAATGCTTTGTTTTTATTGCAGCAGCACTCTTATATGGGGCAATGATTTAGATATTTCCCACGAAGATGAAGAGTATGCGATAGAAACAAACTTATCTTGCTCTAATCCTGACTGTAATGCTCAAGTATTAACCTATCTACCTAAAGCAAGTATATCAGATGACTAGAGTTACCGACCTTTACCCCAACAATAATCCAGATTATGTTTTAGAACAAGCACTTGGAGAATATGAATCTATACTTCTCTTGGGCTATGATGAAGAAGGAAATTTATCTATGAGATCTTCTACTAATTTAACTAGAGGAGATTTACTATGGATAGTCGAGATTTTTAAACGAGACATTTTACTAAATATAGAACCAGAGGATGAAGAATAATGGATCAGTATCAACAGTTTATACACAAGAGCCGCTATGCTCGTTGGCTTCCAGAAGAAAATAGGCGTGAACGATGGGACGAAACTGTCAACAGATATGTTGATTTTTGGGTTAAGCGCGGTCAGATTGATGATAAAGTAGCGTTAAAACTATTTAATGCTATCCACAATTTAGAAGTTATGCCATCAATGCGATGCTTAATGACTGCGGGAGAGGCTTTAGAAAAGGATAATGTTGCAGGGTTTAACTGTAGTTATCTGCACATAGATTCACCGCGCAGTTTTGATGAGCTTATGTATGTTCTAATGTGTGGTACTGGCGTAGGGTTTAGTGTTGAACGTGCGTTTATAAACAAGCTGCCAGATGTTGCAGAAACTTTTCACGAAACAGACACAGTTATTGTAGTAAGCGACAGCAAGATTGGATGGGCTTCAGCCTTTAGAGAACTTATTAGTCTTCTTTATGCAGGTAAAGTTCCAAAATGGGATATAAGTAGGGTTAGACCCGCAGGAGAAAGACTTAAAACTTTTGGTGGTAGAGCTTCAGGCCCAGAGCCGCTGGTAGATTTATTTAATTTCTGTATTGAAGTATTTAAAAAGGCTCATGGCCGTAAGCTAACTTCTATTGAGTGTCACGATATTGTATGTAAGATTGCAGACATTGTTGTTGTAGGCGGTGTTAGACGCTCTGCATTGATTAGTCTTTCTAATCTTTCTGATCAGCGTATGGCTAAAGCTAAGTCTGGAGACTGGTGGCGGCACGAAGGGCATAGAGCCTTGGCAAATAACAGTGTAGCGTACACAGAGAAGCCTGACTTTGAAGCGTTTTTATCTGAAATGCAGACACTGTATGAGTCTAAAGCAGGTGAGCGAGGAATCTTTAGTCGTGTTGCTGCACAAAAAATAGCTGCTCGTAACGGTAGGCGTGACCCTGAACAAGACTTTGGTACTAATCCTTGCTCTGAAATTATTCTACGTAGCAACCAGTTCTGTAATCTTTCTGAGATCGTTGTTCGTGCTGATGATGATCTAAATTCTTTAAAGAAGAAAGCAGAGATAGCAGCAATTATTGGAACACTTCAAGCCACTTTAACAGACTTCCGATATTTACGGAACGTGTGGGCGAGAAATACGGAAGAGGAAGCTTTACTGGGTGTGAGTTTAACAGGGATTATGGATCATAGAATTTTAAGTGGAGCAGAACCAGATGAACTGGAAAGATACCTTGATGAACTTAAAAAGGTTGCTGTTAAAACAAACAAAGCATGGGCTAAAAATCTTGGTATTAATCAGTCTACAGCTATTACGTGTGTTAAGCCTAGCGGTACTGTATCTCAGCTTGTCGATAGTGCTTCCGGTATTCATCCTCGCTTCTCTGAGTATTACATCCGCAGAGTACGGTCGGATAAAAAAGACCCGCTTGCAGTCTTTATGGAAAATAAAGGATTTCCTGTAGAACAAGATGTGATGTCACCATCTTCATCAGTGTTTAGCTTTCCTGTAAAATCTCCAAAAGACTCTACAACTGTTAGCCAAGTAGGGGCGATGCAGCAGCTAGAACTCTGGAAAGCCTATCAGAATCACTGGTGTGAGCATAAACCAAGCATTACTGTTTATTATACAGACGATGAGTTCTTGGAAGTGGCACAGTGGATATGGGATAACTTTGATCTGTGTAGTGGGATTAGTTTGTTGCCTGTAAGCGATCATGTTTATCAGCAAGCCCCCTATGAAAATATAGATAAAGAACAGTATAAAGCTTTAGTAACTTCCATGCCTAAAGATATTAACTGGGAAGATCTGTCTAACTTTGAAACTCAAGATAACACTACAGGCTCTCAAGAATTAGCTTGTACTGGTGGAGCGTGTGAAATTGTCTAAGAATGAAGCTACAGTATTAGGCTTTAAAATCTTGATAGACTCTAAAGGGAATGTCGTTACAGAGATGTGCGGCATTCCCGAACAGAGCTTACATAAAGCTTTTAAAGGCGATGAATTGGAAACAATGAGAAACATTGTACATCTTACGAAACCAAAACTAGAAGAACTACATGGGTTTTTAGAAAGTGAACTAAGTGCTTTAAATCA